TATAGTTGCTTTAGCAACCTTTATATCTGCTTCATATTTAGCAGTTAGTGCTTCTATAAACATATCTTCCATTACCATGCTCCTTTAAATTGATAGTATTTATTTTCTACCATATCTTCATCTTCAAGATATGGATTATGTTTTGCAGCTTTAGATTCTCTAGCATCTCTTATAGTTTGATTAAGAGTTCTACCATCTCTAATACATGCAGAAACAAAATCTTCTACTTCTAGTATTGCTTGTTTAACTTGACCCATTACTTACCTCCTTAACTAATCTATTTAAATACCATTGTGCTTTTTTTAAATCTTCTAATGGTTCTCCTTTAAATTTATATCTTGCAACATATTTTAGTATGTTACCTTTTAAGTAACCATGAAACTCATCATTAGTCATGCAATCAGTTATTACATCTATAGTTTCTTTTCTACCATGTAAATAATGTGCAGGGGCATTAACATTATCATACCTTATTTCATTTTCATATGACATATCATGCCCATGATCTATCTTCTTATCATATACTCGTTTACTTTTTACCATATTTTCTCCTAATTGTATTATATTCTACCATCTCTAAATCGTACTCTCCTTTACTAACATTACGTTTAACTACTAAACCACTCCACCACATTTGCTGTGTAGCTTTAGCATAGTTTTCTTTATGATGCAAGTAGCAGCCAGCAGATAGTCCCATTAATTTTCTTCCAGAAGGTAGGGCACACATAGCATAATCAAATGTATGTATATGTCCTACAGTAGAAGATACTTTATTTTTTAATAGTAAAGAACGAGCCACATTGTCACCGCTAATAGGCTTACCCATGACACCAGTAGGGTAGTTGTGGCAGTAATATACACCATCCACATTAACAGGTTTTTGGTATGGATAAACCTCCCAACCAAATTTTTCAAATTTAAAATCGTCTGTACTAATTGTGCCTTCAAGCTCTGGTATCTCATCTACTGTCCTATCTATCCTATCTTCATGATTGCCAAGTAGCATGATCTTTCTTAGCCGTCTTCCATTAAGACCTTTGTTAAATTTTTCTAATGCATCATGAGCATGATCAATATCCTTTTTGTATCTTCTACCTTCAAATTGTTTTTTACCTTTATCATAACTAGATAAAGAATCCATACTAGCAAAGTCACCCATGCATACTATAGTATTTGGTTTTAAATCATAGGCAAACTTACCTGCCCATAAAAACCTATCATTATTTGCTTTAGGTGTACAATGAGGATCACCTATAACTAAATGTGTTGCCATTAGTTTAACTCCTTGTCTCGTTTCTTTTTTAAAAATTCAAGAAAATCAATGATATTAGATTCGTCATCAAACTCAGTTACGGAGCTGATAGTTAAATTTTCATTTTTTTTCTTGTCATCAGCAAAACCACGAAGACCCCACAGAAACGTTGAATGGGGATCTGATGTTGCCATCTTTATCATGCCTCTAGCTATTGTAGAACATAATTCGTATTCTTCGGTATTCATTTTAGATCTACTATCCATAATAATACCACAAGTAAAACCTTTTTGCCACGGGCTAACTATTATTTTTATTGCATTAACTAAATTTATCTTTTTATCTTTTTTCATTTGTACCAATACTTATCTACATTTTCTTTATTATATTCAATAACTTTATGTTCAAAACCTCTTTTCATACTTTTTTTACCAAAATATTCAGCCTTTTTTAAGTCGTCAAATATTTCATTATTAAATATTTTATAATCTTTATCTTTTTTATTTTTATAAATAACAAAGTAAACCATAATATTACAGAGTATCGACAGCAGATAGACCCCTAAAACTATCTACCATCGAACTCTATAGGCTCCTCCTTTGGATTTGTAACTAAAGTATACCAAACCCATTTAGGATTCTTACCTTTTGATTGCTGTTGCGGTAACAACTGCAATTTGTCTCTTCCCCAACAAGGAAGTTTGTATGGGCAATACGAACAAACAAAGCCCAAAACTCTATTACCAGTAGGTTTACTTCTAAATGTTTCTGCTACATCATCATAACATCTTTTAAAAGGATCTCCATTTTTTAATTTTTTTAAATTATCTTCTGCATTTTTTATAGCTGTTTTTTTATGCTCATCAACTGCAGCAGGTGTCTCGCAAACAGTCCACTCACCTGTAGATTTATTTATAGCTATCCAGCCGCCAAATTCTTTCTGTTGACTTTCTGCATATAAAAATCCTTGTGATGCATATCCAAAGGAATCATCTTTAACAACTTCACTAAACCCTCCAGACTCTCCAAATTTTTTTTCAAACGAATATGGTGATGCACTTTTAATATCCCATATCTTCCCATCAATTTCAACATCTTGCCTCCCTTCAATTTTACCTTTAGAAAATTTATAAGTTAAAGTTTTTTGTTCATTTTTTATTTCAATCCCTGCTGACTTCATTACAAATATAGCTAACGCTTCTATAATATCTCCAAAAGTATTTCTCATTTTAACATTGTAAGGTTGTCCTTCACCTTTTATACCTTTAGATTCCATCTGTAATTGACATAATGGTCTACCTATATTTGACATTCTAGGTTCAAACTTATCTCTCCTTTCGCTTTCAAACTGTTTTAATAAGGCGTTTTCACACGCCTTACTAAACTCCTTTACTAGCCGTTTGTCTAGCTGCACAGGATTTTGAGATACACTATCCAGATAGTTTTGTACCTTTAATAATATATTATGCATTATGTTGCAGATAAAACATCTTCTGGACTTAGCTCTTCAACTACTTTAGCATCAACAGCATCATGCCCATTAGATTTTTTAGATTTAGATGAGTTGTATAAATCTATGACTTCCTTATTCTCAACATCGATTGATTCTTGAAATACTTTTAAAGTATCCATGTCATTATCAGATAACTGTAGATTAGCATCTGCATTTACTCCTATCTCTGGAACATAAAATACATTACCACCTTTTTTTTGCCTTTTAGTATCTAAAGAAAATGTGCAATTAAACATAAGTTTTTTTCTTTTCTTTAGTTGATCTAAAGCAGAGCTAACTGGTGAAAAAGCTGTACCAGTAACTCGATAAAGAACAGGTAAGTTTTCTATCGAAACAGAATCTCCTTGTGCAGTTTTTCCTTTATCAAAAGATAATAAACCATATACAAGTTTATAGCATCTTATAGTTCTTTGCTGTTCAGATTGTTCTGGAGTAAGACTTGCTCTATCTTTAAAAGCAATTTTACCACATTTAGTACCGCCTAGAATATCTACAGCCTCTTCTTTCCAACTTTTAAATATTATAGATCGATTAATATATTCACCTTTATCAGCGTCATAATGCATGTATTGCATTGCACTTATAAATGGCCTAAGTGTTACAGGTTTACCAAATACATTTTGACCCAGGCTAGAGTCATAAGTATAGAAATGACCAACTGGTAATTGATTACCATCATCATCTTCTGGTGTGCGATTGATAGCTAATCTAGGAATATTATTACCCATACTAGATCCATCATCTTGCCCAATGGCTTGCATTATTTGCTCATCAGACATTTTTTTTATATTAGTTAAATTATTATCAGACATTTGTCCTCCTTTTTATATTTATCTTATACCACATTTTAAAAAAAAATCAAGTATTATTTATTGCCTCTATTATCGCACCTATTGCTATCCATATTACAAAAAATAACATTATTTCTGCTAACATATTCTAGTCTCCCCATCTATTATTTTTACTTCTAATCCATCAGCATTTGCAAAATAATCCCACTCTGACAAAAACTCATGATCTTTATTAATATACAATGTAGTTGGTTCTACCACACACTGATCTTTTAAATGTGTATACTCTAGAAACGCAGAGTATTCATCATCAGAATATTCATCCATTGTATCTAGTACCTCTATTTCTCTAGTCATTATACCTCCCTTCACGTAGCTCTCTTTTAATCATATCTACTTCATCTAATTTATGTTTATTGATGAACTCTCCTTGTTCTTCCCAAAAAGTATCAAGACCTAGTTTATCTAAGGCTTTACTATAGGACATACCAAGAGTAAGTCCATGTGGTGTATCATATTTTTTTAAAAATATATCAGATACATCTTTTTCATTATCTTTATAGGCAGCGTAACCAGCAGATAAAACAACTACTAGTGCCTTCTTTTCATGCTTACTTAATTTAGCCATTGTTGACCTCCTTCATATTTAACCAATCATATCCTATTTTAAGTTCTGTGTCAAGTGGAACATTAAAATCAATATTGTAATACTGTTTTAGTGCAGGTATTACGTCTGCTGTGCCCTGTTTAAATATTTTACTCATCACATCTTCTTCTCCAGGATAAACATCAGCTACAATAGAATCGTGAACTGTGTTTACAAGTAAACTTTTTACTTTCTTTTCTTTCATAAGTTTATATATATTTATACAAGCTAATGGTACAATGTCTGCTGTTGCAAAACCTTGCACAGGATAGTTTTTTATTTGAGTCCCATATGTAGACCCGCCCCATGGTGTTCTTTCTGCATAGGGAAAAGCATACTCCCTACCTGTTGGTAGTTTAACTCTTTTAAACCTAATGGCTTCACTTTGTAAATTTTCATGCCAATTTTTTATATCTTTATACTTTTCTAGAAATTTAGTATAATATCTTTTTTCATCTTCAGTGCCAGTTACACCACCATACAAAGGTTTAAATGTGTGTGCTTTAGCGTCTTGTCTTGATACACCTATTATATCTGCAGTATATTGATGAACATCTATTTTATTTTTTATATCTTCCATCCCTTGTTTATCTTGTGCAAGATACACAGCTGTTCTAAATTCTAATTGTGCAAAATCTATTTCAAGTATACTACCATTTTCAAATCTAGATGTAACAACTTTTCTAATAGGAAATGTTTTGCCCCTAGGTTGATTTTGAAAGTTAGGATCTCTACTAGATAATCTACCTGTAGCTGTAACTGCTTGCATAAACTTAGGATGTAAAAAACCTTTTTCGTTTGTAAAATTTTTTAATCCTTCTACAAAAGTATTTAAATAAGTATCAACTGCATTATATCTAACTATAGCATCTATAAATTCTTTAAACTCACCCTCTGCTTCTGCAGCTATTTTACTTAACGTTATCCTATCTGTTCTAAAACCAGACTCAGCTATATCATACACATTTCTAGGTCTTTGTCTAAATCCTGCAATCTTTGCCATAGAAGTATAAATATAGCCCTCACCATCACAGTCTGAACATTTACTATAATTTTTATATGGGCTTCCATCTTTTCTTATTTTTCTAACAACACCTTTACCAGAACAAGCTAAACACTGAGAAGCAACTGTTTTATAAATAGCTTCTGTATTATCAGCAACTAAATTTCTAAATTGTATTCTAGAATATTGTGGTCTTCTTTTATTTTTTCCCGTATTTTTATCAATACCTATATTAAATATTTTAGCCCACTGTTTTTTATCTTTTGGTTTTATAGAATAAATTAACCAAGATAATTGTTCTGGACTAGATAAATTAATTTTAGTATCTCCTACTTGTTTATATACTATCTTATCTATTTTTTGTCTAAGATATGCAAACTCTGCTCTATATTCTTTTTCTACTTTATCTAGTTCATCTAAATTTATATTAATACCATTTATCTCCATGTCACTTAGAACAATTAAAAATTCATTCATCATCTTAGCTGTCATTAGCAAATCTTTATTTTTAGATAATTTAAAGTCTGACATTTGAGAATCAAATAATCTTCTAGTTATTTGTACATCCATTCTACCATATTCCTCTACTATATTAGCAGGTATATCTTCAAAAGATATACCACGATCCGTAAATTCTTTTATTCTATTATCTTTTGATCCTATCTTTCTTCTACGACAGGACATCTCAAGTGTTAAACTTTTTCTTATACCTCTATTAAGTATATACTCCCCCAACATGGTATCATAAACTCTACCTGTATATTTAAATCCAGACTCTAATAACCACATCAAATCAAATTTAATATTGTGACCTATAAGTAAAGTTGTTTTATCTAATATAGATTGTATTCTATGGTAGCAACCTTCATCAACTCTTTCACTGTGATTAGTAAAATAGTAGTCATCATTTATGCCTACACTAACTAATATATTATCTGGGTGAAAAGGTGATGGATCATAACCACCTGTTTCTGTTTTTTGCCAGGATGTTTCTACGTCTACTGTTGTTATCATTTATACCTCCTAAATATTAATCTCCAAAGCCAAGATCTAGTTATACTGACAGCAGTAAATATTAAAGCAATATTTATACTATCTAATATTGATGGGTGCAAATTAAATAGAGGAAAAATAAATATTTGAATCAATATTGCTAATAAAAATCCACTACCTACATCAATAAAACTTTCAATCAAACTTCTCATTGTTAAACTTCATACCTACTAATTGATCTTCTAATTGTGCAATTTGGCTCACCATGATAGCCATTAATTTTATTCTTACTTACACATAATGTTCTTATTTTATTATCTGTATCAGTATTAGCATTTCTACCTATACCAATAATTAAATCTGCTTCAGCTGCCTTACCTGTCTTAGAATTTTCCATCTGACTAAATGATATACTGTTTCTGTTATCTGCTTCAGCAGATGCTTGGGATATTGCAATAACTGCACAATCTCTACGTTTAGCTATCTCCCTTACATTTGTATATATTTTTCTTAACTTCTCATCTGTTCTAGCAAATGTACCTGTAACATTAATCTTATCCAGTTGATCTATAACTATTATATCTGGTTTATGTTTTTCACAATGTGAATCTATATCTTCAATTGACCAATCAACTGTATCAAACATTGATATATTATCTTTTATTTCTGACCATACTCTACCTGCTATTTCTTTTTCATTTATTATTTCTTCTCTAGTCATACCTGTATAACAAGAGATAGCTCTCATCTGTGTTCTTATTGCAGGCTCTTCATTTATAAACGCATGTACCTTTGCACCTTGTTCTGCAAAACCATTTGGCCCTGTACATAGGCTAACCCAGAATGCAGTCTTACCTGTCTCTGGTCTAGCAAATGCTATCATAAGATTCCCACCACCTATACCACCTACATTTTCTTTTAATACAGGTATATTAAATTTCCATTTAGTAGTTACGTTTAATAATTCTAGAACTTCATTAACATTACTAGTTACCGCAGGAACTTTTTCAGTATCAATACCTCGCTTATGTTTTTCTACCATATTTGTTATTTCAGAAAAATTAGCTTCTTTGCCATTAAATATTTCTGTAGCCTCTACTGCTATCCTTTGTGCAAGATCTCTATCAGATAAGATACGCATTATATCTTTTGCTATTTCTTTATTAGGTTCTTGTACTTCTCTTATATCTTCTATTAATTCACTAAACTTTTCTTTTGCAGAACGTGTTAGAGCAGGATTAAATATAGCTGTATGTAAAGAGTATAACTCATCAATCTTTATATCCTCTTCATATTTTTCGTGTGCCTTTTGTATCGTATCATACAAAGAACTTATATCTCCTGCAAATACTGTTGGAGATAATGTGCCTTTGTATTGTGTATAAAATTTTTTACTAAGCATAAGCCTAATCATTTGTTTTTCTATCATTTAACTCCTTTTCTAAATTTTCTATTGTATACTGTGATTTAATTTTATTCA